TTTTAACTATATGCTTGTGTTCCAGGCAGAACATAACATCCTGATGCACCCATTCCATATGCTTGGTGTTGCTGGTGTCTTCGGTGGTTCTCTGTTCAGTGCTATGCACGGTTCTCTGGTTACTTCCTCACTGGTTCGTGAAACCACCGAGAATGAGTCACAGAACTATGGTTACAAGTTCGGTCAAGAAGAAGAGACTTATAACATCGTTGCTGCTCACGGTTATTTCGGACGCCTTATTTTTCAATATGCTTCCTTTAATAACTCCCGTTCGCTTCACTTCTTCCTTGCTAGCTGGCCTGTGGTAGGCATCTGGTTCACCGCTCTTGGCGTTTCCACGATGGCTTTCAATTTGAATGGCTTCAACTTTAATCAATCTATCGTTGATGGACAAGGTAAAGTTATTAACACTTGGGCAGATGTACTTAACCGTGCTGGACTCGGACTCGAAGTGATGCACGAAAGAAACGCACATAATTTTCCTTTGGATTTGGCTGCTGCTGAAGCAACTCCTGTTGCTCTTACTGCTCCTACTATCGGTTGAGTTTCTTACAAACTGAATAAGAATGAAGAGACCTTTACAGGTCTCTTTTTTTATGGTATTATGTATAAATAGTTCCATACCAAACTTCCATACCATAATGAAAACTTGTAGTAGATGCGGAGAAACAAAAGAACTTGATGGTTTCTCTAAAAGAAGTAGTAGACCTTCTGGGGTTCAGTCAAAGTGTAAGGATTGTGAGCGGGAAGTTCGTAGGCAATATTATAAGACCCACGAATATGCCAGGCGTAGATTTAAACTTACAGAAGACCAATATAATGACCTAATGAAAAATGAAAACTGTGAGATATGTAATGTAGAACTAACCAAGAAATGTATAGACCACTGCCATTCTACAAATAAGGTTCGTGGTGTTCTCTGCAACAACTGCAACACCGCACTTGGATTGGTTGGAGATAATATCAGCACACTAACTAATGCAGTTAAATACCTCCAGAAGCACCAAGAAAATGTCTCATAATAATCAACACCACCCTATGGAAGATTGGGTAATCTGGGCAGGAGTAGGTATGATGGGATTTACAGTTATTGTGTTTGTCGTCTTCACTCTTTCAGTAATCTATTGGGGTTAAAAATTTATGATTAATTTTAAAGTAGGTGACATTTGTAGAATTGATAATCCAATTCAAAAAAGGCATGGAAGAGCATTTGAAATTTTGGGATTTGTGTATGATAAGTCTTGTGACTTTCCACATTCTCCATGTAAACTAAAAGTAAAATATCTAGATACTAATCGCAAGGGAACTTATGATAATGCTTTTGAATCATTAGAAGTAATTGGTGAATCTGAAAATCCAAATACAAAAAATATTTACGAAATAGTACATAAGTAAAAACACTCATTGACCTCTATGTTAAGGTATGTTAACATAAATATGAGAAACGATAATGGAGGTTATGACTTCTTCAACTCTTTCACAACCAATTTCACAAAGGGGGTGGTTCGATGTCCTTGATGACTGGGTTAAACGAGATCGCTTTGTATTTGTGGGTTGGTCTGGACTATTACTTTTTCCCACTGCTTATCTTGCCCTTGGTGGCTGGCTTACTGGCACAACGTTTGTTACAAGCTGGTACACCCATGGGTTGGCGTCTAGTTATCTTGAAGGCGCTAATTTCCTTACGGCTGCTGTGTCAACGCCTGCAGATTCTATGGGTCATTCTCTTCTTCTACTTTGGGGTCCTGAGTCTCAAGGGGATTTCGTCAGGTGGTGCCAACTTGGGGGACTCTGGACTTTTGTGGCGCTCCACGGATCTTTCGCTCTGATTGGATTTATGCTTCGGCAGTTTGAGATCGCCCGCCTGGTAGGCATCAGACCTTATAACGCAATTGCATTCTCTGGTCCTATCGCAGTCTTCGTCAGCGTCTTCCTGATGTACCCTCTGGGACAATCCAGTTGGTTCTTTGCTCCCTCCTTTGGTGTGGCAGCAATCTTCAGGTTCCTTTTGTTCCTTCAGGGTTTCCACAACTGGACCCTCAACCCCTTCCACATGATGGGAGTTGCTGGTATACTAGGAGGCGCTCTATTATGTGCTATTCATGGTGCAACGGTTGAAAACACCCTCTTTGAAGATGGAGACCAAGCAAACACCTTCAAAGCTTTTGAACCTACACAGGAAGAAGAAACGTATTCAATGGTTACTGCAAACCGTTTCTGGTCGCAGATTTTTGGGATTGCTTTTTCCAATAAGCGTTGGCTTCATTTCTTTATGCTCTTTGTTCCCGTTATGGGTCTCTGGACTAGTTCTATTGGGATTATTGGTCTCGCTCTTAACCTTCGCGCCTACGATTTTGTAAGTCAGGAGATTAGAGCAGCAGAAGATCCTGAATTTGAAACCTTCTACACTAAGAATATTCTTCTAAATGAAGGTCTTCGTGCTTGGATGGCACCAGTTGATCAACCACACGAAAACTTTGTATTCCCAGAAGAAGTATTACCACGAGGTAATGCCCTTTGATTAAGATATAAGACTTTATCTTAACCTAAAAATAAATAAGAGGAGTTCCCAGAACTCCTTTTTTTATGCTCCTCATCCTCCTTCTCTTCCAACTTTTTGGAATCTTTATGTTTATAATGTCTCTATTATGATATCCTCAACTACACCTTATAAACTCGCAGAAATTATCAGAGATACTTGGCCACAACTTTACAGACCTACCAAAGTATCTTATAATAAAAAAAAGGAATCTAATAATGAACAAGTACAACAGTGAAGATTACTACACAGTAAGAGAAAGAAGAACTCATAGAAAGATTTGTGATTGTGGAAATTTTGAAGATGCAAGAATGGTGATGCATCTGGATGGACCAAATCGTGAGATTGTAAAAAACAAAACTCTGATGAGTCCAGTAATTGATGTTGAGATTCCAAAGGCATTGCCGACAAATGAGATTGTAATTGATACTAGAGAATATCAAGAACATCAAGATAATTGGATGGTGGATAGGATTAATGAACTACCTCAGATCAAACTTCCAGAAGGTCAAGGACAACCTGTGAAGGTATGAATCACAGAAAACACAAACAAATAAAAAATCTGAAAAACAAAGTGTACACACCAGAAGGATATATTAAAGATCCACAAGATGCCGTGTGTCCTCACTGTGGTCAGAAAAATAAACCTTGTTCTCACGTAGATAGTTTGAGTCGTGCTTGGGCGCGAAGTGCCTGTAAGAAGATAAATACTGATAAGTCGCAGTAACTTATGGGACCTCTACATTCTCCAAAAGAATACTTGTTTCATTTACACGCAACAAGTTCTGGGGAGGCGAAACGAATGTGGAGGCAAAACATAAAAGAAAGTTGGGACAACAAGTGTGCCTATTGTGGGTCAGAAGAAAACCTTACAATAGATCATATTGTCCCACAGTCCAAAGGTGGAATGGACTTTACAAAGAATGTAGTCTGCTGTTGCCACAATTGTAACCAGTCAAAAGGACACGAGCACTGGAAACTATGGTATGTTCAGCAGGACTTTTATAGTGAAGAAAGATTTGATAAAATAGAAGAATGGATGAAACCAGATCCTCCAATGAATCTATTTGCTTATCGTCCAAGACGTAATAATGCTTCTTGAATAAATATATGAAAGGCAGTATATACTGCTTTCCTGGTAAATACCGAACATAATAAATGGCAACTCCGATTCGGATTAAAAGGTCTGCCGTACCCGGTAAAAGACCCACAGTAGACCAACTTTTAAGTGCTGAATTAGCATATAATACTTACGACGGCGAACTAACTGCGAAGAGAGAGCGTCTGGGAATCGGCACAGACATTATTAGAATCGGTGCAGGAGCAACAGTAACCAATGTCATTTATGTCACAAAAGACGGAAACGATACAAACACAGGACTCAAACTCGGAGACGCAAAAGGAACCATTGCAGGAGCAGTCGCAATATCAACAGCAGGTTCCGTTATTAGAGTTAGTGCTGGATCTTATGTAGAAAATAATCCAATTGAAATTCCAAATCAAGTCAGTATTGTAGGTGATAGTCTAAGAGAAGTCTCCATTACTCCACAAAATCAGGGAGATCTTTTCTATGTCGGCACTGGAAACTACATTGCCGAAATGTCATTTGTGGGATCGGCAAACACAGGTGCCATTTTTGCCTTCAATCCAACCAAACCAGTCTATAACAATCAGTCACCATACATTCAGAACTGCACCAACTTCATTCCAAACAGCATCGGAATGAAGATTGATGGGAATCATTCAATTGGTCCGACCAAATCAATGGTTCTTGACTCCTATACTCAGTACAATCAGGGTGGTATCGGAGTCTCAATCACGAACGAAGGATATGCTCAGTTAGTTTCACTCTTCACAATCTGCCCAGACACTGCCGTATTCTGTGGATCTGGTGCTGCATGTGATCTAACAAACTCCAACGCATCATTTGGTAATTATGGTTTAGTTTCTGATGGAGTTGGTGCTAAAAAATATGCAGGAATTATAACAACATCTGCAGCAGTTAATAGTGATACATTTACTATTAATGTATCAACTTCACCAGTGGCAATCGCTACAGCAACCTACTTCAATACTACTGGACTTACAACAATCACAACTGCAACTCCTCATGGGTTTGAAGTTGGAATGGGAGTTACAATTAAGAATCTTGCATTCCTTTGCCCATCAACTGGAGATCCACCAGATATACCTGTAAGGGTAGTTACTAATGCAGTCTATGATAATGTGACTGGAATTGTTACAGTTACAACCTCTGTTGCCAACCATCAATTTAGTGTTGGTATGGGAATTAGTCTTGCTGGACTTGGATTCACTTGTCCTTCTGGACCTGGTATTGTGACATATCCAAGTGGTAGGGAAGGGTATGTATTCAGACTTGATTCGATTCCAGCATCTAATCAATTCACCGTAAACGTTGGTCCATCAACATTACCTCATACCTATGTGTCTGGTGGAACCGCAAAATTTGTTGGATATACGTTCCCTAGCGGAAATTATGGACATGTGTTTGAAGTTCAGTCTGTATCAAGTCCAACAACATTTTCAGTTTACACTGGAGTTTCAACTCTTCCTCATAATTATGTTGCAGGTGGTTTTGCAAAAATAAATGTTGTCCGACCTTTTGATGGGCAAGTTGTTTACTTTGGTAATCTATATTACACTGTTGGCAAAATCCAAGTCAGTTCTGGAGGAACTGGATATAATTCTAATCCTATTGTGACAATTTCTCCACCATCGACTGAATGGGGAATTCAAGCAACTGCTGCTGCAGAGATTTCAAATGGTTCTGTAATAGATATTCAAATTGTATCAAGTGGTAGAGGATACACATCACCACCAACAATTACAATTTCGTCTCCTGACGTGGGAATAAATACAGCAACAGCTACTTTACAAACACTTCCAACATATTATTCAATTCTGAATTCGACTCCAATTTCTTCTGGAATTTGTACAATTACAGTCAATGATAATGTTCCTTTTGCAGTTGGTGTTGGAACTACGGTTTTATTCTTTAAGCAAAGTCGAGTATTAGCATCTGGACATTCTTTTGAATATATTGGTTCAGGTACAAATATCAATGCTGCTCTTCCTGCTCAAGGCGGTGTTTCGATTCAAGACAATGAAATTGATATGAGAAATGGTGGTCTAGTTGTTTTCACAAGCACTGATCAATCTGGTAATTTTAGAATTGGTGATGGTGTTGTGATTAATCAGACGACAGGAACAATCTCTGGAACATTTTACTCAAAAAGTTTGTTCTCAACAATGACACCATTTATTCTAGCATTAGGAGGAGAATAAAAGAATGGCACTTGCTCTTAACGTATTCAGAACAGTTACAAAAATTGCAACTACAGATCCAGTTGGAATCTATACTGCACCAATTGGTTATACTGGGGTGGTTCTATTAGCACAAGTTGCAAATATTGGTAATGATACTCAAACAATATCTTTTTTCCATAAAAGAACAACTTTAGGAATTGCAGTTACAACTGAAATTTTGAAGAATTTTCCAGTTCCTGCAAGTGACACGGCAAATCTACTTTCAGGAAAATTAGCACTGGAATCTGGTGATGTTCTTGTATTATCTGCAAGTAACAATACTGATATTAAATTTTTAGGAAGCATTCTAGAAACACTTAACTAAAATGGCAAAGTACGTCAGCGGCAGACAAAAAAATCTTAAGGTTGGTATATCATCTTATAGTGAAAATTTAACTTCAATTCAAGTTATTGGAAATGTTGGTATTGCAACTACTAATGCAACATCAAAACTTTATGTCGTTGGCGATGGATATTTTACGGGTGTAGTTACTGCAACAAACATTAATGTAAGTTCATCATCTTCTTTTTCTCAACTTTATGTTTCTGGATGAATTTAATGCAAGAAATGGAAACATAACAGGCATCGCTACAATCGATACGCTTAAAAATACTGTTGGTACAATTACAAATCTTGGTGGTACTAACATTAATTACAGTGGTGTTGGTACGATTGCAACACTCAATAGTACCGTTGCTTCCATTACAAATCTCAGTGGTACTAATGTAAATTATAGTGGTGTTGGCACTATAGCAAGACTTAACAGTACCGTCGCTACTCTTACTAACTTAGACGGCACTAACATCAATTATACTGGTGTTGGTACAATCACCACTTTAAGAGTTATTACTGGTATTATTACTAATATCAATTCTTCTGGTATCATCACTGCAACACAATTTACCACTGGTTCTGGTAATCTTGGATTTACTACAAATACCATTAGTGGACCTCAAGAGATTATCATTGATCCACTTCCAGTTGGAGTTGGTACAACAAGTGGATCTGTAAGAATTAAGGGTGACTTATATGTTGATGGCACTCAGTTTATTGTTAATTCTACAACGATTGAACTTGCTGATTTTAATGTTGGTATTGCAACAACAGTAGGAAATGATTTATTATTAGATGGTGCTGGAATTGGAATCGGATCACAAAATATTCGTAAAACTTTAACATGGGATTATGGGGATAGTGCTTTTAAATCGAGTGAAAATTTTGACCTTACAACTGACAAAGTTTATAAAATTAATGGAGCCACACTTTTAAGTTCTTCTCAACTTACGGTTCCAAATATTGATATAAGTGGTGTTGGCACTATAGCAACATTGAATAGTAATGTTGGTACGATTCAAAATCTAAGTGGAACCAATATTAATTATACTGGTGTTGGTACAATCACCACCTTAAGTTCTACAAACGGAACGATTACGAATTTAAGTGGAACCATTGGTACAATCACCACCTTAAGTTCTACAAACGGAACGATTACGAATTTAAGTGGAACCATTGGTACAATCACCACCTTAAGTTCTACAAACGGAACAATCACGAATTTAAGTGGAACCATTGGTACAATCACCACTTTAAGAGTTATTACTGGTATTATTACTAATATCAATTCTTCTGGAATTACAACCTTAACACAACTAGGTGTTAATGGACTGACAACCACTTCACAATTAGTTGTTTCTGGTATTTCAACTTTAGGTGTTGTTACTGCATCACAACTTTTTGTTTCTGGTGTTGCCACTGCAACAACATTTATCGGTGCTTTAACAGGTATTGCAGCGTCTGCAACACAACTTGTAACTCCAAGAACATTTCAAATTACTGGTGATGTTATAGCATCTGCAATTAGTTTTGATGGTACAGGTAACGTATCTTTAGCTGCAACAATTCAACCAAATTCTGTAGGTCTTGGTACAGATACAACGGGTGATTATGTTCAGTCAATTAGTGGAACTGGAAACCAGATCACCGTTACCAGTGGAACAGGAGAAGGTTCAACACCTACTTTAAGTATCCCTAATCAATTTACTATCCCACAAGATGCAACGGTTACTAGAGATCTTCAAGTCAATCGTAATTTAAGTGTTACTGGAAATGTCACAATTGGTGGAACTTCAGCAATAATTTTTTCACAATCATTAAACATATTTGATCCAGATATTATTCTTGGATTTAGAACTGATGCAAATGGTAATGATGTTTCAAATGACACTACAGCAAATCATGGTGGTGTTGCTCTTGCATCCACTGAAGGATCACCATTAGTTCAACTGTTTGTTGCTGGCATTGAAACAAATCCAGCCACATATAAGAAAATTATGTGGTTTAAGGCAGGAACTTTTGCTGGACTTGGAACCGATGCTTGGTTATCTAATTATGCGGTTGGTATTGGTAGCACACAGTTTCCAGTAGGAACTAGACTTGCTGCTGGTGCAGTTCAATTTAGCGAAAGAGATTTAGCAGTTGTTAGAAACATTAATGCTTCTGGTATTGTTACAGCAACGACTGGAAACATTACAACAATTAATGGCACTACTGCAAACTATAGTATTGGAAATATTGTTACCGGTGTTATTACAAATGCACAAGGAACCAATTTAAATTATAGTGGTGTTGGCACCATTACTACATTTAATGCTACAACAAGCACTACTACAAATGTAAATGGTACTAATCTAAACTTTAGTGGTGTTGGCACTATTGCAACACTTAATAGCACTAGTGCAACTCTTACTAATTTAGGTGGCACCAATGTCAATTATACTGGTATTGGTACGATTACAAGATTTAATAGTACTGTAGGAACAATAACTAATTTAGGTGGAACTAATGTTAATTATAGTGGTATCGCAACTGTTGGATCATTAAACATTGGTGCCACTCAAGTCATTAGTTCAGCAAGGCAACTTCAAAACATTGCTTCACTTGATGCAACAACAACCGCAACAATTGAAGCAGCAATTGCTAATGCACCTAATACATTTACTGATCTGAATGTAACTGGTATTAGCACTCTTGGAATTACAAGTGCAACTAGTTTAACAGCACAACAACTGAATGTTTCTGGATTATCAACATTCAACAACAATATTAATATTGCTTCTGGTATTATTACAACAACTGGAAATTCTGGTGTTGGTATTGGAAGCTTCTTAAGATTGAAAGCATATCAATCTAACGAGGGTGGTGAAATTGCATTTGAATACATTAATGGAAGCACTGGTTATTATCTTGATGTAGGTCCTTCAAACGTATTCAGATTTTCAAACTATGATGCAGCAGGAACTTATACATTTTTTACTAACAGCGCAGAAAGATTAAGAATTACAAATGCTGGTCTTGTTGGTATTGGTTCTGCATCTCCGACAACAACTTTAGATGTTATTGGAACTGTAAAAGCAGGAACCGCACTAACATCCGTCCAATTTGGTGGTGATATTGGACGAAATATAGAAATTGGTATT